CGGCGATCAGAGTAGGCAGTTATGTTACCAGTAGCGGTGAAGCTGCCTGCATCGTCAAAGGTAAAGCGAGTGGTTGCTCCATCACGAATGTAAAAGTTACCTATGCCGTTGTTTAGATCAAGGTATAAGTGACTTCCGTTGGAGAAAAGCTCTGCATCATCGCCAGTGCCAAAAGTTAGGAAAACGTTGTCGTTAAAACGTAGCAAACCTGACGTTTTGGCAACTGCCGCATCGCTGCGTAAGAATGAGCCGCTGTTAAGACCATCAAGAAGGTCTGAGTCAGCAGCTTTGCCGCTAGTAGTAAGTGCACCAATATCAGCAGCAGTTAGTGTGCGCGTACCCATTGAAGTGATAACGCCATCTGTGACGTAGATGTTATCAATGATAGTGGAGCCGCTAGTGTTAATGTCAGTGTCAGTACCAATGATGGTGTTGTAAGTGCCAGCAGGTTGGTATACGCCATCAGTTATTTGGCTTCTAAAATGCGCCGGTGTTGCTTTGCGTATATAACCATCATTTGTATTAACATAGACATCAGTTACTGTGCTAGTCGTGTTACCGCTTGTAGTGTTAATCCACCCAAGGTTTAAGTAACCATTGGCATCACGAATTGGAATGGTATTTGCAGCGTTTCGAGTCGTTGACGCGTGGTAGCCGTCTAAAAGATCAGCATCTAGCCCAGAGCCTGTACCATCGTTGGCACTAGTCCAAGGTGTACCGCCATTTAGAGTGTCTGTCTTTATGCCTCCGCTAACAGCAATACCATTAGTCCCAAACTTTGCGTCTCGTGCTACTCCACTGTCTGGGTCTACATAACTAGAGCCAAACTTTGTTTCTGAAAGGAATAACTTGATGTTGCTAATTGTTTGTTGTGTGCTAGTAGTGACATAACCACTACCCTGTACACCATCTAGCAAATCTGCATCTAATCCAGAGCCTGAGCCGTCAGAGGTGCTAGTCCACACTTCTCGCCAGCCCGGACTGTAGCTTGAGCCTTGGTCGTTATATATAAACACGCGGCCTGCCGAGCCGCCAGTATTAGGTGCAATGGCTAGTGCTGTAATATTGCCGCGTGTTGTATCACTAGAGTTATCTGTCCAAGTTAACCAAGCGGTGCCTGCTGTTTCCGTAAACCTCCCAGCATCTGTTAAGTTGTAGTTTCCAGCGTAGCTCCATGATGTCTTAAATGCAGAAGTGTAAGAATCAAACCCACCATCGCTTTCTATCTCTGCAATAACTTGCGCTGTTGTTATGTTAGGGTCTGTACCGTTCGTAAAACGTGGCACACCCAAAGAGCGAATGTGGTCTAGTGGGGTGTAGTTGCTCAGTGACGATGCGGCTGCGTAATAAGAACCCTGCTGGCCGTCTAATAAATCAGCATCTAAACCTGAACCTGAACCATCGACTGTTTTGATGTCGGCCAAAAGCTCCGCAGGAGTTTGACTACTTCCGCCGCCCCCACCGACCTCGTTCCCCCCGGCGGTGGAGCCATCACCGACATAGACTTTTTTTGTGTCGGTTGTGTATAGCAGCTCACCTTCCGCCGGGGTAACGCCTGCGCGGTTTGCATCAGTGCCGCGCTTCACTTTGATGGTGTTTGCCATGCGAACCTCTTAGTAAGTACCGCCATCTATAGTAGAGTTCGCAGTCAAAATTGCAACCGAGTTGATGGTTGATCCAGTGCCAATGTTGATTGCAGTAGATGTTGTAGCGCCTCGGCCTGTTACGCTGGCAAGTGTGTCAGTCTCAGTGTAGCTGGTAAGGTAGCCAGCAGATGCGTGGTTGCCCCAACCATAGGCTGTGTCCCAGTTGGTAACCTGTGTGCTGGTAATTCCAGATGCGGCAGAGGCAGTCCAAGTGCTAGTGTCTAGCTTAGTGCCAATGCTGGCGGTAATAGTACCGGCAAAGTTGGCATCATCGCCTAAAGCGGCAGCTAACTCGTTTAGCGTGTCTAATGCAGCAGGAGCAGCGTCAACCACATTGGCAACAGCGGTAGTCACATACCCTTCTGTCGCATAACCTTCATCAGCGTGCTTTCCCCAGCCGTGTGCAGTGTCAGCCTGTGTGCCTTGTGCGGCAGTTGCGTAGTCGGTCGATGCGGTAGTCGCAGCACTTCCCAGCCCCAAAGATGAGCGAGCAGTTGCGCCAGACTCGGCAACCCAGCCAGACGCGCTACCAACAATAAAGTTGCCATCGGCAGGCGATAGCGCAGCGATTGCAGACAGGTCAGAGTCGAGCGGTTGGAAACGCCCGTCAATGTCTACAGTTACTGTGCTGGCATCGCTTTTAGTTAAGGTAATAACGCCTGTCGAAGTGCTAAAAGATGCGCTTGATAGGCTGACATCGCTTAGAGCTGAAATTTCGTTATCTACATAGGTTTGGTCGGCAAACACAATGTTGCCTGTGCCAGTACCAACGTAGAGCTTTTTTCCGCTCGCATTGATGTTCGATGCAATCTCACCTGCCAACAACCCGGTGGGTTCTGCGGTGTCACTGCTGCGATGTTTTAAAACGATTTTGTTAGCCATTAGTAATTGCCTCCGAGGACTACTTTAGTTTGCTCCAGCTCAAGTGCTGATTGAATGGTTTGCGCTCCGCTGTTACTGCCATCAGACAGCGTGTATTCAGTTAGCGGTGCGCTTGCCACTAGCTGGTTTTCCCATCGGCCTGTTGATGAATTCCACATCAGCGCATCTTTATCAGCCTGATTGCTGACCTGCACATCGTGCGAATCAAATAGCCTGTGGCCTTTATCAGACCTGACCATCACTGTGCCGTTGTTTGCGTGCACATTGACAACAAAAACAGCGCCGATTTTAAGGTTGGGGGCGGCAGGCTCGGTCATTGTAAACCCACCAGGATTTACCGGGTCGCACCAGAGAACAGTGCCCTCAGTGTAGCCGCTGGTATCTAAATCTCTAACTTTACCAAAGTGAGTAACCTTGCCATCATCACCATTCGCTATAGATTCAGTTGTCAGGCCGAGAAAAAATCGCGGGGCTACTGACCCATCTGCAACCATAGGCGCGATGAGAATCCGGCCTGATGCGCCTAAAGTGCCAACAGCCATCACTGGAGTGCCGTTTGGTATGTCGGAGCCTGTCTGGTTTTTGGCGTGGAAGTGTATTTCTTGGCCAACCTGCAAAGTCGCGCCATTTTGAATTAGGTCGAGCGTTTCCTCGTCCACATTCCATGACAGCGTACCCTGTGTGCCGCTGCCGCCTGTGAGCTGCAATGAGTCGGCAGTAATGCCTCCGACAGTAATATCGTTGGTGGTTGTATTGCCGCGCCCAGTTACATCGTCAAGCGTGTCGTCCTCTGGGCTTGCCGCGATTATTGCGCCAATATCGACAGTTGTTACTGTGTTAGTGCTTAATCCAACTTCAACCACATCAGTCGAAAAGCTGGGCGATACTACAACAGTAGTCGTGCTGCCGTTATCTATTTCGACTGAGCCGCTCATCGTGTTACATCTCGAACAACAGGCTGACGGAATGTTTCTGTGCTTTTGACGATACTGCCTAATGTGAACTGGATATCCATAATATGATCGCCAACCTCCCAATCCTCTGTAGAGGCCGCTGGAATCGAGATTGTGAATTTGCCAGTGTTTGTCACTTGGTCTGCATCAATTGTCACCGATGCGGAAGACAGCAAGACATCAGCGGCTGTTCTAATTTGGCTGGTTATTGTGTAGCCAGTTAGATCAGTTGCAACGCCGCCAACCTTGTAAGTGCAAGCCAGCGAGTAGGTGTCTCCAGTTTTAAATTGTGGTAATTTTGTCATTTTTCCTCACTCCGGCTTGGTTGGCCAGATTATATCATTAATGGAAGTGGCCGACTGATTGTCCTGCGGTACGTCCCGCAATGCTTGGCGATAGGCTACCCATTCTGCGCGTTTGGCTTCGGTTAGTGGTGCATCAGGCATTTGCGTCCAGTCTGATTTTAGTAGCAAATTATCTCGCACTGACCTCATGCTAATTAGTAGAGTATCTTGGTCAAAAAACCATTGATGCCCCTCCCAAATATATAGGCCATCTGGCTTTATTGGCTTATCGTGCCATGCTCCTTGCTTCCAATATTTTTTTTCAGCAAACTCTGAGTCGCTAAGCTCTGTTTGTATTTCGACAATAGTAAGAAAATTCCAAGTGTCTCCATCAACATAATCATTACTGTTGATGATATATTTTATATCACCACCCTCAGCTACAAACGCAAACTTCTTCATATCAACCCCTAATCTTTGCAATAACTACTCTTTGCGGCCTGACAAATACGCCGTTGACAGTTTTTAGCTCTATTCGCCCAGTGGTTGAGCTAGTCCAAACATATTTTGCGCCAAGATAGCTTCCAGACCTTACCGATACAGTAAAATTTATCAGTATAAAATAGTCCTGAAAATCACTGTAAGTTCCTGCTGTTCCGGGGAATACAAGATCAGCATTTGCGCCCGGCCACTCCGCATAATTTATTACATCAAAACTTTTGACATCTGGGGGCGTGAATAACAGATCGCCAGAATCATTTTTTGCTTCTACTCCGTATGTCAAACCAGAAGTAAATCCACCATCAGTATATTTTCTCGCAATATAATATCTGTAAGAGCTGGGGTGGTCAGTGAGATAATCATTCCAGACATCATTTGCAGGATCATCGTCCCTATAGATTCCAACATAACCATCACTACTAACAGCGGGAGCGGCAAGCACAAAATCTGTATATTGATTAACACCCGGCGGCGGCCATGATGCGCCCGGCAAGGCTGTGTAAGGGGTGTCAGTTGTCAGGTAATAATTTGAATAGCTATCATCTAAAACAACCTTTTGCCTGCCGTTTCTTATCTCTATGCCGTATGCCATGTCACCACCTAATTACCCACCATGCTAAATTTGTAGATGTCCAGCCACCATCGCTGCCATCTATAGTAAATTGGTTAGTTCCTATCGACATAGAATAATCGCAAGCTATAACCCCAATATCTGTGCTTGGTTGATTGTTTATTGTCCAGCCAGTTATAACGTCCCAAGTGCCATCATTAACCATGCCGACAATTGGAATAGTGTAAGTCGTGCCGGGCGATACTGTAGGAATTAATCCGTTAGATACAAGTCGAACAAATGAAGTTCGCGGGTCAATTATAAGATCGCCGTTTTCATTAAAAACCTGTAGACCATAATTAGCATCTACCGCAGTATAATTAAAAACACCAATTGTTTGGCCTTGTACAGTATTGTCTAAAACGCCTCGAAAAAGAGAAAAGCATCTACAATCTAAGTCCTCAAAAAAAGGCGTTATTGTTACAACATCACCGCTCGCGCCTGTAGTTGGCACTGTTGTGCAATTTAGGTCTTGCGATAAATACCAATCTTCACCTGTTTCTGTTATCACCTCTACTGTAAAGGAAGTTCCCTCGTACTCAGTGATCGGCAATCTCGGCCTAGTACCTACTGTGCTATCTTCTAAAGTTAAAGTATAATCAGCCACTAGGTAAGATTCCCAATCTTAACCCTGAGAGTGCTGCCGTCATAAATTTCAATCTTGTCTGACTTTATCTCCATTCTTGAGCCAGTAGCCGCGCTCTTTATGTTTATGCCTGACGATGAAGTGCCCGCAATATTTACTAGATTTACATCGAGCGTCCCTGTCTTAACCAGCCCGCCATCAATGGTAGTTATTTCTGTACTGTTAGGGTCTGCCAACTCATTGTTGAGATTTGTAAATGTTACCAGCCCATCAAAGTTGTAAGAAGTAAACGGGCTTGAGAATGTAATGGTCTGAGAGCCGCCATAAGAGTCCTCTACAACAACATAACTAGCAGCCCAATACTTTCCATCTGACCCGTCTATCGTTACAGGGTCTTTCTGCCAGCCAGAAGTTAGCCCGGTTAATACGGCAGTGTCATAATTATAAGACGATGCCGATGGTGTAGCGGGAGCAGATGCACTTGCAGTAGTATAAAAAACGTAACCTTTGCTTGCTCTTGGTGGTTGTGCTGGCGCGTCAGTTGTTGCGCTTAGCTCAATCGTAGTGCCTGACTCGTTGCCGGAATAGTCAACCGATGACAGCTTGTAAAAATACTCGGTCGAATCATCAAGCCCGCCATTTGTAAACTCAGCGGCCACGCCATAACCGCCACCAACAGTTGCTATTGCAGTAAATGTGCCGCCAGAAGTGTCAGACCTATATACAACAACATTAGAAAAATCTTTGTCTATTGGGTTAACCCATGACAATGTTATCGAACCGATGCCGCCTGATATGCTGGCAGATTGTGGAATTCCCGGCGCTGTAGTGTCGCCTGATACAGCTTTGTTGATAGTGACGTAATCGCTTGCAACCTCAAGAGTGTTAAAAGCGCGCACTCTTATATTATAAGTGGCAGCAGGCTCTACATTGTTTATATAGTACCTTGAACCCGATGAAGTTCCGACAGTGTATTCTGTGTCTGTTGATTTTTTATATTCTATTTCATAGCGCGAAACGAAAGCATCATCGCTAGGTGTCCAGCTTACAAGTATTGACGGCAAAGCTGTGCCATCACCTGAAATAAATGTTGTATCGGTAGCACTTAATGCAGTGGGTGCAGAGACTACTGTCCCATCGTATAAATCAATCTCACCGCCAATCAGATAATCTATTTGGTCTGATGATGTCCAATCGTAAATTGATGAGGCTGTCTCAATGCAGTTTAGATTGACGATTATTTGCCCATCTTGGCTTACGTTTATGGCGTAGTCAATAATTTCAAACGGCTTGGCAGACCAACCCATTTTTGCGCTGCTGATATTTACAAAATCGCCAGCCTTTAATTTAAGGCCAGCCATGTTCACTGGGACTTCAATTGTAGTTTGCTGTCGAGACTTCAAAAGCGCAATCTTTGCCAATCTTTGAGCGCGCACATTGTTGACAGTAAACGGCAGAGCCATGTCGAGATATTCTGGATCACCATCGTCTAGCTGGTATTCTGAGCTAATCTGGGCGGGGTAATCTGACAGGGTGTAGTTGTTCTCTTCAGACAAGAAAACGCCTTTGACGGCATTGTAGAGGCTTCTGCGCGATTGCTTTGTCTTAACTGAGATGCCGCCGACCATCACCGACTCATCAATCGTGATTGTTGGTGTGTAATACTTTGCACCTTGCAGGAAATACTGACCACCAGAGAAAACCAAACGGCCTCCCATAGATGTCAGCATTCCCTCAATGTTTGCTTTGCGGCTGTTTTCTGTATTGATAACACCATCTAGCTGATAGCGTGAGTGCGAGCCGCCACCAGATAGATCGACAGATTCATCGCAGAGAGCGATTGCATCGTTCATGTATGCGGAGTTTATTGAGCTGGCATCTTCTGCTAACCCATAATCTTGGTCTAGCAAATAATCCCTTATGCAGAGTGCAGGGTTACTTGTCCACTCAGTTATCCCGGTGACAGGGTTGTAAACCTTTTTGCCCCGAATAACAAATGAAAAGTTCGGAACTCCGTTTGCAAACTTTTTCTGATCAAATTCTATTCTTATAGCTGCATAGGTAATGCCCAGCAGTTTGTGATTACTTGTCCAATATATAGATTCAGAGACTAGATCAGAATCAGCAGTCGTTTGCGTACCATCGTAGAAATTAATTCGCGCATAAGTAGCCCAGTC